TTCTCAATCCCAGAGGTATAGCTTTATCTGCATCATTAGCTCAAGGTGGTGGTGGTAGTGTAGTTGCTGAGGTGAGAAACCTAAACCAACTTTATAAACTAACTGGCACTTCTTTGTTTGGATATGTGGTGACAAGTGGTGCATTTACTCCGGCTGCAAATAGTGAAAGTTTTACAATTAGAGTTAGGAGTTTTGCACCATGAGAACTTCTACTAGAATGGTGGTGTTGCGTGGTTTTAAATGTGTTCTTGATTTAATTTTTGCTATAGCCTTTGTCGCTTATGGATTAAGACGGCTTTCCAGGTTTTGGACTGGCGCAGCTATAAGAGTAATGAGAACTAGTGATGATGCGGAGCTAGATATAGGTTTTATTGGAGAGGATTTAGATGTAGTTACATTATTAGCATTTGTCGGTTTGGCCAACGGTGAGATTGTTATCTGGTATGATCAATCTGGCAATGGTCGTCATGCAGTTTCAACGGCGGGGAGGCGGCCGCGCATTGTGAACGCAGGGGTACTTGATATTGCCAACGGCAAACCCGCTGTCAGGTTTAACGGGTCAAATACGTTTTTCAGTGGTGTATCCCTTCCACTTTCTCAGCTTACCTTAATATCTGTGTTGAATGACGTAACACAAGCACCAACTATTCGCTATTCTATTGGGACTGGCAGCGGTTCACCCGGAAGGGGAATATTCAGCAGCTTTACTGGATTCGTCCCGCCAACCCCAAATGCCTCATTGGGATACATTCCAGACGCAGGAGTTCCAGTAGTGCAGACAGGCTTTTTGCCAACAATAGGACAGTCTTATGTTGTGAGCTTAACCACGACTGCGACAGAATCAAGCATTTGGGCAAACGGTGGCAATAATGGAACGGGTGGAAAAATCACACTGAACCAACTCTTTATTGGTCAACGCGGTGACGGTCAGTGGTATTACGATGGGTATAACTCAGAAACTATCGTATTCCCATCGGCACTCTCCACCACCGACCGACAAACCCTTGAGCGTAACCAAGGCAATTACTACAACATTACAGTAGCATAAGGAAAATCATGAAAATTTTGCAACTATTAGTGGATAATTAAAATTATGACAAAACAACAATGGCTGATTACTCAAATTGAACAATTCCCTCAATTATCTGCCAGGGAATTAGTATCTTACTTGAACGATAAAGTATTAGTTAATAATCCAGTTCTTATCGGACAAATACCTGTATTAACTACACTAGAAGAAGTATCGGACGTAGTTACGGATGATGAAGTTTTAGCTATAGCTGAAAGTCCAGTCTATTTAAGGATATTAGATGCTATTGCCCAAAATCGACCTGATTGGATTGTTGGAAATTTAACTACTTTAAAACGTGGAGGTAAGTTAAGTCAGGCAAGTTTTGATGCTATCATAGCGTTACTTCAAAGGACTCAACCAGACCCTAATTATCAAGAGCAAATAAGTATAAGCCCTGCTGAGTTAGCGGGGCATGGGGCTATTTTAGTTAGTGATGTAGAAGAGTTGATTTAAAACCACTTAGAAATCAGGGGGTTTTCATTTTCTAAATTCTAGCAGAAGAAAGAGCGAAACTTTTACTATTATTCGCTCTTTTTTCCGTTGATAATCTGGTGTTTTCTACCAAGGTTTCGTTAATCACTGCTTATAAAACCTGTATTCTCAGCAGTTTTGTTGTTAGAAATTTCCCCTAAAGCCTTTTCAATAGCGATCGCATCAAGGTCGTAGCTCCTAGCCGCCCGTTTTACAAAATGCTTCTGTATTTCCTTCTTAAAAGTTGGGGACGGGATAGCAGCAACATCCATCAACTGCATATCTTGTAAAAGTTCTGTCAGTGAAAAACCCAGAAACTCGTCATAGCCTGTAATTTCCCAATCAACAATTTCACCGTGAGCGATCGCCGCAGGTTCGAGAATTTGTAGCACAAATTCTTTGACACATTGCCCATATCGCTCTAATAAAATTTCTTCTGGTCTTCTATCTTCTGCCTTGGAAACTCCCGACCGAGCAATTATAGCCGCACCATCCGACGCGCTCATGGCTATTTGTTGAAGTACGTCATAAATATCTCGCTTAATCTCAGAGCGATAACTAATAGCGGTTTGGATATTTCCGCCGCTACGCTCAAATGATGTGATGGATTGCCCTGTTTTTAATGTTAAATAATATCCGTCCCCCATCTTCCGATTTTGCAGTGGATCATCATCTTCATCATCCACGCCCGTGATTATAGGCATTGAATAATTGCTTGTATAAAGCGCGTATTCTGCCGCCGCAGTTTGGTTAAAATAAGACTTTTGGCAATCAAATAATTGTGCCGCCATCCATAGTGATTTTGGTAAAGTCAAGGTAACAATCGGAAATTCAAATTTACCCCGGACATTAAAAATCGGTGCATCTTCAATAACAGTTTCAATCGTGATTTCTTTGCGGTCTACTGTATCAATAAACGACTGAGGTGGCACTGGCTTATTATCTTTAGGAATCTTTTTAACAATATATTTGGAGGTAAAAACCGCGCTACCCGTACGATAAAAAACAGTAAAAGTATGCTGTGGAATTGGCGCACTATCCCATGTTTGTTGCGCCAATTGGAATTGGTGCAATTTACAAAAACTAAATCCCTCCCGTCCGCTTTTCCAGTCCCACATTGCAGTCCTGGGGTGAAGGATTACATACGGGTTTAGCTCTCCCGATTCCTTTTGATGCGCTAATGACACCGCGCCAACTGCTGATTTAGTATCTATTTGTGCGATCGCTTTACCAGTTGTCAATGCCATAAACATCGAGTTCATCAAGAAAGTGTTGAACGATGCTCTACCGTCGTCGTCGCCTTCCAGTAATGCCCCATTTTTAAAAAACTCATTACTCCAAAACGGATCGGTACTTCCAGTGGGTACAGCCGGATTTTTAAAAAGTTCTGAGTTGAATCTGGATAAAATTGGTGAGATTTTATTACAATATGTGGCTAACCTTGTCCGTTCCTTCATAACTCCCTCTGGCCTGCCGTCGGGATTAGGTAAAAGTTTCCGCTTCATGTCATCTGTCATGGAATCACCACCCTCAACTACTGCGGTTAGGAGTTCCCAGTATTCGCAAAATTGGATGTGTTCAGGATGACGGCGTTTAAGTGCTTCTAATGTTGGCATAGGGAAAACTCATAATGTTGTTGATAAGAATTTTCCCTGTGAGCTTATAAGACCTCGCGGTAAGCGTAAAACTCAGCGGCTTTAGCCCTGAGAGTGTCAATTGTCAGGTTATAATATTTTTTCTGCTTGCAAATCATGGGAACTATCGGCTAGTTCCCAACGAATTTCTTTTTCTAATAGAGAAATCCAGTTGGTTCTCTCTATTTGCGATCGCCAAGGAAACTTTTTGCTATTGGATACCTTTAGAGCATGAAAGGCTACGGATGCGATCGCATTTTTGGAGGCATTTCTAACGAATCCACTACTCTCGATCCTGTCACCGCAAAGATCAACGTCCCACAAATAAGTAGGAGTGACAGTGCCATTAATGCCAGACCTGAATACACCGAAACGGTGTGTCTGGTTTTGATATTCTCGATTTCTTCCGGCGGAGAAATTAGATCGCCGTAGATTTCTGCCCAGGGTGGACAGGCTATCAAGGGCAATGATGAGGTCGTAATCTCCGACTCTGGGGAGAGGGATAATCCTGTATCCGTCCCCTTTTTTTCTGTCAATCTTGGCGACGGCGCAGTGGAATCCGTATTCCACAGAAACCAATGTGCGGTTTTGTGGTTTTGATTTGCCCGTGATTCTAAGCCATGCTTTGGTAATGAGCTTTTCAATTTTTTTTATCCAATTTTTCATAAGATTACCATTTAAGTAACAATGCTTAAAAAACTAAAATAATAATTTAACTATTCTCGATCTTCATTATCTAAGAATTTAGCATCTAAGAATTTAGCGATTTTAGTAGCTATGCCATCAGTAGGTGCGCCTAGTAAATAGGCTATCAATGATATTTGGGCGATCGCCAATACTTGGGGAATTTCTTCAATAGAAAATGATTTTATTTCTGGTATATTTTGGGGGAATTCAATCTCGATCCGAACAGTTTGCACCCCCATCAATCCGATGATCATAAATGCGAAAAAATAACTATATCCTTTCCCAACACTAGAATCTTTTTTCATAATTAGTAAATAGCGACCACCCGTGATTGCGATCGCTAAAGCTAAAGAGTGCATCTATTGATAAATTGATTATAGCATTTTATTGACTGATATTACAACTTGTGCAGTCGTCTCCCAGGAATCACAAAAACCTCCTGACCTGTTCAAATTTTCCACTAAAAGCAGCCGCCGTCACGCCCTGCTGCTGGATAGTCCACTCTTTGCAAATGTAAAGTTTTCCGTCGTCGGTAGTGTCATCAAGCGACAATCTGAATGGTGAACCCCGTCGCGTCCTCAAAAATTCATCTACTTCGGCAAAATTAATAATATTTACGTTGATATCCCACGCGCTGCTAATGGTATTAATGCCCTTGGTGGTACGTTGTTCTACCCCAACTTCACCATATTTAGTTTTGGCAATATCAGCGGTTTCGGTTTCTGGATTACTCCAAGTTGGGGTTAAGGGAATTATTGGGTAAGTCATAGAATATTTACCTTATAACCAAGCGCCATTAACTTGACGCTTACTGTACTTGTGTCGTCAGCGTGTCTCATCCCATTTACCTGAAACGTGAACGTCATAGGAGACAAGCAAACGCCCGTCAAGACACCATTAATAAGTAATGTTTTTGGTTCAGGAATAATCTTGATTAAGTCCAAAAACCACGATTCATCCAATAAACTGGAAATGGGTTTTCCCTTTATCACAACTTTAATTTCAGGATCTTCGCCCATATTGCCTATATTGTTTAAACCTAAATAACTCATGATTACAATCTATTTACAAGGGGAACTTGCAGATTATTTTACCCCACAAATTACCGTTGCTGTATCTAGTGTTGCCGAAGCTATCGCAGCATTAAAAGCCAACTTCAAAGACTTTGCTAATTACTTGTTTGAAGCGGCTTCGTTTGGGGTAAATTATCAAATCCGGGTAGGGTATCAAGAGATTGGGGAGGAGCATCTAAAATGCCCAATTTCCAAAAAAGTCCAATCAATCCGCATTACGCCTATAATTGCTGGGGCTGGTGCGGCTGGCAGGATTATCGCCGGGGTGGCACTGATTGGGTTGGCTGTAGCGGCTTCGTTTGGGGTTGTTGGGCTATTGGGAGTAGCGCCGCTGACAGTTGGGCTAACTGGGGGCGCGTTGTTGTTTCAGGGCATTTCCGCGCTATTCAGTAGACAAGATTCACCCAGCGGGGATGATAAAAAATCCCTAGTGTTTGGTGGCACGTCAACAACCGTTAAAGAAGGGGGTCGCGTGCCGATTATTTACGGGGTGGCGTTGGTGGGGCTCTACGTTATCAGTGCCAAGATTACAACTTCCTATGTTTCCGGTGGTAGTGGTGGAGGCGGTGGTGGAGGTGGGGGCAAATAAGCCTACACTAACTAGCTCTTCTAGACTGAACTATTTCTTCTAACAGCTCTACATACTTGACTTCTAGCCAAGTTCTAGCGTATAACCCATTACAGATTTCAAACTCGTCAAGAGCTTCGAGTAAGTTAGCGGTCGCAGGTGGGTTAACCACCCATTGATTTAATTTTTGTAGGATGTGACACCTTTTCACTGGCTCCAGATCTTCGTATTTGCCAGCGAGTTTAATTTTTTCTTCCTGTGTAAGCCCCATCTTTAATCTCCTATATTAAGGATTGTTTTTCTCTCACAAAGAACCAATCGCGCCCCGTTGAGGGGCGTTAAAACTAATCCGCCATATCTTCAGTAATACGTTCACACACAACCCGAAAACCAATATGGATGTCGTAGTAGTGGTCGAGATTGCTGAGGTTGCGAAAAGCAGAACGACAATTCTCAGGATAGGTGTCCCACGAACCACCGCGCAGCAGTTTCCAGTTATTATCCTCTTCATTATTTAGCCATGCGCTTCCATCTATTGGCGCACCTTCATAGTCATTATGCCAATCGTCTTGACACCATTCCCAGACGTTGCCGTGCATATCGTATAATCCAAAGTTATTAGCTACTCCAAAGCTGCCTACTTCTGTTGTTTCTTTTCGATAAACTCCTTTAGATCCTTGACCATAAGTGTAATTACAATTGTAGTTAACCAAATCCGTTGTTATCGTCTCTCCAAAGTGAAATGGTGTGGTAGTTCCGGCTCGACAGGCATATTCCCATTCCGCTTCACTTGGCAGTCTGTAAGTTTTTCCAGTTATTTGGCTTAACTTTTCACAAAAAGCCACTGCATTATCCCAACTAACGCATTCAACAGGACGATTACTACCTTTAAAGAGAGAAGGGTTAGTTCCCATAATAGCTTGATATTGTGCCTGTGTTACCGGATATTTTCCCATCAAGAAACTAGGAACTGTAACATGATGTTGGGGACGTTCATCATCATTGCTACCTTCCTCTGTTTCTGGTGAACCCATCATAAAACTGCCACTAGGAATCATCACCATTTCTAATTGAACTACATTATATCCTGTTTTTTTAGCTAGATTTTTCCACTCGGAATGCTTCCAACCTTTTAAAAGGTTGAAGGTTTTTTCATCCATTAAGAGATCATACTCGGAATGCTTCACGCCGATTAAATCGGCCAATTCCTTGACCCAGGGTAATTCGATTTCACATGAAATCATGTGAGTATTTGTTTGCATTGTTTGATTAGCTTCGACTTCGGTAAATGGTTGGATAATTTGATTAGTTTCCATTGGAGTCATCTCTGTCCTGTAATTTGTTTCACTCTATATTTATACTCTACTAGACTTATTCCAATTTGTCAAGGGGTGTCAAGGGGTTTTTTAGAAAATATTTTCAGGATAACCGATAATGCTCTAGGATCACCATCTAGCAGTGCTTCTAGAAATTCCCCATACATAGGATAAATGTTTTCTTTTTGCCGAAAGAAAAAGCCGCCATCTATCAGCAGCTTGTCCCAGAGTGCTTTCTTGTCTTTTGGCAGTCGGCATTGAATCCGAACTTTGTCTTCATTAGGTCTGGACATTTGGGATTAACTCCACTAGATATATCTAAACTATAGACTATAGCAGAAAATCTGTAGATGATCCGACATTTGAATTGCGGCTTTAGTTTTGCTTAAATGCTATTCTCCATGTTGCGGATCAGCTTACCGGATGGACAATCTCCATAATTATCTGTTTCAATGGGTATTATTTGGTAGGGGTTTATATTGAGTAACCGCAAAAACTCAACTTCTCTGATTATCGTCTTTGACCCTACCCCACCCACCGGCACACGAACCGAGTAGCCGTCTCCCAATATCCACCATACATAAACAACTCACTCATCCGCCCTTCACCTAAATTGTGGAGGGCTTTGCCATTTTTAGGATCTAGCAAAATTGCGGAGTGGTGAGTCTGTGTGCCAGAAATGCACATCAATATAACATCATTAGTTCGTAGTGGTTCATCGGTTAATTTCCTAAAGCCCGCCCTTTCAAAATTGCCTACGAACATATTCCATCCAGGTGACGTGGTTTCTTGGATGTTGTTGCGGGGAAAATCAGGTAAATTTACGCCAAGTACCCCTTTATAGTATGACCGCACTAGCGTGTAACAATCACTGCGGTTATAGTCAAATTTCCACCCCAAGTAAAACGGTAATTCTTTCGGCAGCCAAGGATTTGGGATTAACGGGTAGGGGTAAATATCGGCAGGATCATAATAGTCCCATTCCCCAAAGTCCGTATGGTACAAAGCGTAGGGTATTTTCCTTGCTTTGCTATTGGCGATGTCCTTGGCACTTAAAATAGCCGGCTGTGAATCAAGGCAATGACTGTGGTAGATTCCCACTGCGGAGTCAGCGACTAACTCAAACTCATCTTCATTAATCAGAAATTCGTGTTGCGGTTCATTTGCACAATTGTTCATTTGTATAATTGTGCCGTTGTTCAGAACTACGCCACAGATTTCTACATCCGGCGTGGCGATCGCTTGCTCAATAATTTGCCGCTTGATTTGTGAGGTTAGCATTTGAGAGTGGGATAATTTTTAGTATTGTTGACAAAAAAACTCCTGATTTTCTCAGGAGTTAAGGGGTCAGAGTCTCAACTGTCGGGGATGGGAATTGAACCCAATATTTCGAGCTTATGAGACTCGCGTGATCCGTTTCACTCCCCCGGCAAACGCCATTCCTGTTAGTCCGCAAGGCATGAAGCCTGTGCAAGATCAATCAGTTCCGGCGTAAAATCATGATAGCACAGATTTAGTTCAATGTTTCTGAACTACCGTCAAAATCCCTGTTAGCGATAGATTCTAAAGATTTATTTACCGCCTTCTAAGCGGACGGTCACAGGTTCGAGCCCTGTCGTACCCATTAACTTAAGATCCTTGCAACCGCGAGGGTTTTCCTATACCTATGGTTATTTTAGCCATTGGTTTGATCATCTTGAATGCTCTGGAATGTACCGGAATATGCTAGAACGTAATTAAGATTTAGTTCAGAACTAGCACAACCAATGAAAGGAAAATGGACTTTAGAAGAAGTGAATCAACGCCTAAAAGCCGGAAGAATCGGCGTTACAGTTTGTCAACGTGGAGACAGGCTTTCACTTCGTGGTACATTTCCGGCAAAACCAGGAATTGGTAAACCACCTCACCAACAATATCTAGCTTTAGGATGCTATGCCAACCCCGCAGGGCTGCAATATGCCGAAGCTGAAGCTAAAAAAGTTGGTGGAATACTGGCCCAAAAACAATTCACCTGGTCTGATTATCTAGAAGAACCATTGGCACCGGTTGGCGATGCTCAATCATGGGTTAGGAAATTCGAGATTGATTATTACACCCGCAAAGGCCGCACCCCTACTACTGAAACCACTTGGAAATCAGATTACCTGCCAGCATGGCAACTTCTAGAAGGGGAATTAACAGCGGCAACAATCATCACCGCAGCAGGTAAAACCAGAGCCAATACCCGCAAACGTAAACGGGTATGTGAAAAGTTGCTGGCATTAGCTAAATTCGCAGATGTAAATGTAGATTTAAAACCATACCTGGGGACTTATGGGAGCGCTGAAACCATGCCAAGGAACATCCCCAACAAAGCTCAGATTGAAAAGAGTAGAAATTTATTTACTGGCCATTGGCAATGGGGATATGGAGTATTAGCAGCTTACGGACTTCGACCCCATGAATTATTTTTCTGTGAAATCTCACCAGAGCATCCGTACTTATTAAAAGTTCTAAAAGGCAAAACAGGCTATAGAGAAGTTTACCCTTACCATCTAGAATGGGCTAAAGAATGGCAACTATGGGAGCAAGTCACACTCCCATGCAATGCTGATACGTTTAAAGAATATGGTGGTCGCGTGACCCGGACATTTGCTAGGAAGAATGTTCCCTTTACTGCTTATTGTCTACGCCACGCCTACTGTATTCGGTTGGCTACAGAATACAAAATCCCGGTTGCGATCGCTGCTAGTTGGGCAGGACACGAACCGGGAATATATTTAAAAACTTATCAAAGATGGATCGGGGAATCTGAGAAGCGGCGAATATTTGAAGAGAGTCAAAAATTAATTATGCCGTAATCCAAAAGTTTTTCTTACAAAAGTATAAAATCTTTGGGTTTCAATTGTGGTTATTTTTGCCACGACGGGAAACGTTTTCCGTCATGACTTTAAATTGGTAAAACTGTTTAATATTCTAGTGATCCCTCATTTCAGTTGAATTATATCCGTTCCTGTTATCTAACCTGAGTTCGACGTAAGAAAATCCGCTAGAAAGCAAGTGGGAAGAGAGTTAGAGACTTTTAGCCAAAGAAATTTTATTCTCAATAATTAGTAATTATTGAGAATAAAGAAAAATAAGGGTAAACTCAAGTAAATATTTGTAACAAAATCTAAATTATTGTTACAAATAAATTAGGCGTACCAACGTATTTACATTCAGACGATAGATCCGTTTGACATATTTATTTACTGAAGATGTTCCAAAATACTTCGACCTATAACTTCTCCCAATTTAACAGGAACAGCATTACCAATTAATCTTCCTATGGGAATAACTGCTAAATCTTCATTAGGAGCTATGAATTGGTAATTTTCTGGAAAGGTTTGTAGTAATGCTGCTTCTCTCAATGTAATGGCTCTATGTTGTTCAGGATGTCCAAAACGACCATTACCAAAACCAAAACATTGTGTAGTAATAGTTGGACTTGGCTTATCCCATTCCATGCGACCATATACACTAGGATAACTTTTACCACTTTTTTTTGTATGACATTTAGCAATTAATTCTGGAGGCCAATCTCGCCAAGTTCCTCCAGGTTTTGAAGCCTGAATACGTTTAAGATTAAGATTAGATAGTTTACTGCATATATGAAGTTTATCAGTTTTAGATTTTTCACCCGCAGCTAGTGGTTCTAGATGTTCAATAGTTTTTCTAACTGTTTCGTATCTTCCTTTATTATGAGTTTGTGAAATTAAATTAATTTTACCAAATTTTGAAGCAAGTAAAACTAAACGTCTTCGAGATTGAGGGATTCCATAATTTAAACAATTAACTTCATAAGGCTCAATATCATACTTTAAACTTTCTAAATTCTCAATAAATTCTTGAAAAACTGAATGATATTTTAACTGAAGCACATTTTCCATGGAAATGATATCTGGTTCAGATTCTTTGACCAAACGGACAAAATCTTGTAAAAGTTTCCATCTAGATTTTTTATCATTATAACGTCTTGAATAATTAGAAAATGGTTGACAAGGCGCACATCCTACCAAAATTTTTATACTGCTTCCAGAAAAATGCTCTTCTAAATCAGAGCCGCTAAGATTTTCTATATCTTGTAATATAAACTTCGCTTTGTTATTATGTTCATAAGGAAACCTACAGGCAGGATCAATATCATACCCAACTTTTACCGGAAGACCTGCTTGCTCAAATCCATGAGTTAGTCCTCCAGCACCACAAAATAAATCTACAGTAGCAATGCTGACAGTCATTTCTCTCCTATTTTTGAGATATATAGCCCAACTAACTAGACTAGCGCATTTGTCCTACTACTACAAGGTGGTGGACAGTCTGCATATTACAACTCACTTTGAGCTTTTTAATTTAGGTCGAACTCAGGTTCTGAATTAAGTGAAACTTCTCCAACAAATCTTTTCTATCTTTGATAGTTAGCGCGATCGCTTGCCTCATCTTCTCCACCTTATCGCCACTCAACCCTAAATCTTCACGAATAAAACTATCCAAAGATTTATCAGTTGATTCTAACTTCTCAATCAATAATTGTGATTGAGATTTATTAGTTTTTGGCGGTTCTACGAAACTTCTCTTATCCCGATTATAACCTGAGAAATTAGGTAATTCAGGCATCGGAATCCACTCATTCAAGCCACCATGAAATATTGCTCTTTTGACTGGGGACTGTTGGCACAATGCCTTGAGTTCATCAGATTTCAGATGCTTGTCACTGGGGATTATTTGCGCCTTCAGAACTTGTTCACAGGCTGCTAATTGAGATTCAGAAACAATCACGTAAGGGGTGAAAATTGACTTTGATCCACCATCAAAACCAATTCCTGAATTATGTGCATTTTGAGAAACACCCCAAATCTTAATCCCTCTAGAATCACCCGAACTGCTATAACCAACCATCTTGGACACCAGCCAATTTAATGCGCCTTTGATGTTGGTTAAAGTTCTGTTAGTAGCGGCCAATTCATTGAAAACTAGCAATTTGATTCCAGTTCCTGCGTCAAACTCATCATAGGCTTTTAAGCATTTCTGAACCCAATTATAAACAAACGCTGGAGAACATTCGCAAATATTCAACCGGAATAAATAATCAACCCTGCCGTCGAAATAGCCAGTCTCTTTGGGGTCATCCTTGGGGTCTATGAAAAATACTGTGCAATTAGGGTGGATCTTCTTTACCCAGTCCAAGGCATTGCTGACAAAATAATCTTTACCGACTCCAGGGACACCAATGATCAAGGAATTTTTCAAATCCTCAGCCATCTTTTTAGCTAAGTCCACAGGCTCTTCAAAGGTGACAATATTAGTTTTGGTAATTGGTAATTGGTGATTGTTAATTGGTAATTGTTTATTGTCAGTTGTCAGTTGTCGGTTGTCGGTTGTCGGTTGTCGGTTGTTCCCTGTTTCCTGGTTTCTGGTTTCTGGCAACCTGCGGACAGAGAGTGAAAATTGCCTAGCCGTTTCAACAACATCTAGAGCGTCACAGGTGATTGGGTAGCCGTTTTCTCTAGCCCAAACTATCTGCTTGATTACTTCTTCTTCTCCCACTTGGTTACGAAATTGCCGCATTTTGTCCCCTTTTAAAACATGGGCAATGCAGCCATATTGATTAATGGCCACCTCATTACGATTGATGTCTTGGGTTTTCTTCCAAGCTACCTGCATCGACCAAGCCACAACCAATATCCCCGTAGGGGGGAAACCGGTTACGGATGCCGCAAACAACCCGCCAATTATGCCGCCGATAATGATGTACTGGGAGTTATCATTTTCAATGGCTTCGGCTGCGACAGATTGCCATTCCTGGGCAGATAATTGGTTTTGCTTGGGGTTGAATGCGGTCATTTTCTAATCCTTTAATTTGTTTTTCTGACAATAAAAGCTTCAAAAGCCCTTGCTACAACTCTTTCTCCCCTTTCAGTCCGCGGACTTTTTAGGTCATCTTGATTCAAGACTACAGCCGCATTTCTTGCTAAATTCTCTGGTAGTCCTTCAGCGGAAAGTGTCTCGGCATAGATTCTAGTTCTTGATTTTTCGATTTTCATGTTTTTCTCCAAAAAATAACCAAAACACAACCCAAAAAACCATCAACATCCTAAGGACGAAATTAATCCAAGGTCTAAGCGGAGACTTCCAAAATATTCGCCAATGAATAATAGAATGGGCGGTTTTTGAAAGTGGTACAATATCCCTAACTGGCATCTCCCTTTCCAGATTTTGATAAGTTAAATGATGAGCGTGATTGCTCTTTAACCAAGGGAATAAAATACAGTGATTAGATGTCATTCGCTGAACGTGCTTTGACTTCTTTTTCCACTCAGGGGACATGATG